AGACGTAAATTTGATGAGACCAACTGGATCAGACTCAACGGGCAGGAATGGCAAATTGCCCAGATCCACGAAGTGCTCAACAAGATGTCTGGTGAGATGGACCATTTTGAGGTCTATTGTTACGAGGGCCTCAACCGCGACAATGACATGATCGAGCCTGTGCTGAAGAAAGCCAGCTAATGCCTGACAGAAGGGATATCCCATTTCGCACCCATGCTCTGGGGCCATCCTCAGGGCAAAGCTTCAGGCGCATGGGTGCCAAGAGCACCAAAGACTCCTTCGACGCTGCTGCTGCCGATATCAGTGCCATGTCAGAGCGTTTTACCTTCGTAGGCAGGGACGTTGCTGAAACTGCTCTTGACATCATGCGGGACAACGTCATCAAATACATTCAAAAAGGACAAGGTGACTTCCACGGCTATAGTACAACGCATCTAGCGGCTACTATTGGTAGGTGGGATCCAAGCCAGTTCGTAAACAGCGACAGTGGCCGAGACGCCGAGACCAAAGCCATGGAATGGGCCGTGAATAATGGTGTCGGCAGCTACGTAAAGGATGATGGTGAGGAAACTACTATCATCGAAAACGGAGCTCTCTCATCAGTCAAGCGTGTACGCGGCAGTACCTGGAGCGCTGAGATGGGTACGTTCACTCCGTATGCTGGCCTTGTGGAGGATGGAGGCAGCATGCAGATCGCCAGCTACGGCAATAACAATGCGGCGATCACAGCTACGTGGGAAGCTAATCATATGTTCAAGCGCGGAACATTTGATAGCTACGCAGAGCTTGAAAACGAGATGAACAAGGCAGTCAAAGACATCATCACATGATCCTTGATCTTGACGACCAGTTCCGTTCAGTATACAGGATGCTATGGGAGCTCTATAGTCAGGAGCGTGCCCAGAATAGCCTGCGTATTGAAGACAAACGGTATCGTCAACTGACACGGCCAAGCATACGTGTGGAGCAGACGATCAATCGTGAGGTTGACCGTGGCAACTACATGAAAGAAGATCAGGTCCAGTACGCCATCACGTACTATGGGACCAGCCGGAGTGATTGCTTGAAAGCCGTGAGCAAGCTTCAGGGCTACATCGAGTATGGAGGTGAAGATTATAAGAATAGATACTTGATCCAGGCTTGGAAGTTTGGCTGGAATTTCCCACAACCTGTTGCAATCGAGCCAAGAGCTGGTGGAACCATCCCTAAGGGCGATCATATGGTGCGCATCAGCGGTATCGATGAGTGCGGAAATGAGAGCGCAGCTTCACTAGGCTCGCTAGTAACCCTGGACGGGACGCAAGGCTTCAACGTAGTCATACCCCGAGTCCCGTGGGTGCATCCAGTGTTTCCTCAGTACAACGTCTATGTGGATGGTCACCTCGAAGCCAACGTACTGATGCCAACCTGGAACTACCCATCTTCAGAGATCTATGGGTTAGCTGGAACAGGCCAATCTCCCTTGGAAGCAATATCTGGTGGAGAGCAGAACGCTGTACGCTGGAAGTTCCTGAGGGTTACGCAACTTGCATCAACCATACGAGAGGATGGAGTTGAGAATGGTGTGTTTCAGAGCACTACAACGCTGGAGACAAGTATGATCCAAGCCAGGATACTGCCACAAGTCCCGATCATGGAGAATCTCGGGCTTGATATTGAACTTACAGAGGAAGTGTAGATGACGCAAGCGGAAGAGCCCACTCCAATGGAGGGTGGGCCTGCGACTCAAGGAGCCGAGGACGTATACGACCTGCGAGTCCTTGTGGCGAGTTCACAGGATATCTTCAATCAGCCAGGTTTCGTGGCCCAAGGGGCTGCGGATATGGCTGGTCTCAAAGGGTTCGTGAGCAAAGGCTCCTTACAAACGGCCATCAACAATTTCCTCAGCCAGCCTGACGCTGGTCACACCACAGGAGGTTAGTAATGGCCGGTGGACCTTGGAGCGCTGTAACGATTGGGCAGGGTCGTCCAGGTCTCTTCATCAATTTCGTTCCCACGGCGATTGCCGCTATCTCGCCAGGAGTAAGCGGTGTCGTAGCCAGTATCGTCAAGGCACCGTGGGGTCCGGATAACCAGGTGATTGAGATCACGAGTGAGGCAGATCTCAGGAACTTCTTCACTCAATCTGACACTGCGCCGTACAACGCTTACTACGAGGGGCATCACGCATTTCTCGGTGGTGCTCGTAGCATCAAGATGTACCGAATCGAGGGAACTGGTTCTGTAAAGGCGACACACCAGTTCTCTGACAATGGCTCTACGAATATCTTCACCATCAACGGTAGATATGCAGGAGCCTACGGCAACGGCTTCTCGGTTGCGGTACAGACGAACCCTGTGGTTGCGACAGCAACGGATGTGCTGATCTACCAGGGCAGCACACTGCTGGCGACGTACACCACTTCGCAGTTTGCCAGAGGACAGCAGGGGCATATCAACGAGATCTGCAGTCTGATCAACGGAGACCCCAACAACTTCTGGGTTTCGGCAGTGTTCAACAACGAGGGGAACTTCACTCCCGCGTCTGTTCCATCGCCTGGGGTCGCGCTAGCTGGTGGAGCTGATGGTGCTGCTCCGATTGCTGCTGATTACACCGCAGCCATGAGCGCTCTTGAGAGCGAAGCTTGGAATGTGTTCCATGCTGACGTGCTCGACGGAGATATTGCTGGGATTCGAGCCAGCATCAAGGCTTGGATCGATGGTATGCGGAACTACGGCAAGTATGTCGCAGCAGTTATTGGCTCGGACACAGCCGAGACTCTTACTGTTGCTAAGACAAATGCCGTGGCGATGAACGACCCCGCTATCGTGTACTTCTACCCTGGAGTGTACGAGCTCAACAGCAATGGCATCAGAGTCATGAACCGCGGGAGCGCCTACGCAGCTACGATCGCAGGTATGTACGCTGCACTGGCTCCAGGGGATGACTTCACTTATGAGGGCCTGCCCAATATCAATGGTCTGGAGTACAAACTCAACAACGCCCAGATCAGCGATGGACTTGCCAACGGTCTGTGCCTGGGCACGTTCGATGGACTACAGTACAAGGTGGAGGAGGCGATCAATAGTCTCAGCAGGCTCGGAGCAAACCAGGGTGATGCTTGGAAGGATATCCAGGCTATCAACACCATGGATGCCATTGCGACTGGCATTACAGTCTCTGCGAACGCCAACTACATCGGCAAGGTTCCGAACGACCTTGTAGGTCAGAATGCCTTGATTGGGGCCGTCAGGGACTTTCTACGTGTCATGGCGAACAGCCGAGCAATCGAACCGAAGTATACTGTTGGCCTCGACCCAAGGTACGTTTCGGCAGGAAAGAACGTCTTCCTGTACGTGACAATCCAGGTCATCGAGTCCATGAAGTTCATCTACTTCACAATCCAGGTTGGACCATAACCCATGACGACACAAAACCCAAAGGACCCGGAAGGAGCGGGGTTCCCTGCTGCCCAGAGAACGCAGGGCCAGACGCCTCAGCCAGAGCCTACACAGCCTCCAGATTCAGGAGAGGAAATGGTACAGCCAGGACAGCAGAACGGCGGAGAAGAGAAGGAGCACCCACACGGTGGTGCTCCAGGCCAGACAGGGGAGCATCCAGAGCATCCGCATGGTGGACCTCCAGGTCAAGCGGAAGAGCAACCGGAGCCAGGTCCGCAGCCTCCTGATCCTGAGCCTACTCCCGACCCGCAACCCGAGCCTCAGCCGGAACCGAAGGAGTAGTGTGTGCCTCTAGCTGCTGAACGCACAATCAACGGTAGCTACGGGAAGATCTACATGGGAGCCACGTGGCTTGCCAATATCCAGCGTGTAGAAGCCCGTATCACGGTAGAGCGTAGAGAGGTCAAAGTAGCTGGAACGCGGCACACTGGCTACAAAGGCATGAACGTCACGGGAGAAGGCACGATTACGGGCCTGAAGGTCACAGACTTCTGGCTCAAGTTGATCTCTCGGTACATGCGTGATCAGAACTCGTACATTCCTCCTCTCACGCTTACTACCGTTCTGGACGACCCTGAGAACGGAGGCTCGGAGTCTCTGGATCTCATCCGGTGCCGTTTCTGGGAGATTCCCTTTGGTTTTCAAGTGAACGAGCTGGTTGAAGAAGCCATTCCGTTCACATTTGAGAACATCAACATTCACAGCTGCCTTGGCGATGATACTGAAGGCTATGCCAACACTGACGGTATCAACGACTGCGGCGAGGTGAGTGTTTAGTCTAGTCTAAGGCGGGGGTTCATCCCCCCGCCGGGAGGGAACGCATGGCCGAAGAGCCTAACGGTGCCGCTGTTGTCCGCCCTGTTCAGCCTCAGATGGGGGCTGCTTCTGAAAACGCACTTCAATCTGTGCGTCTCAGGCCAAGGGCCGACAATGCCAGCAGAGCGGTCAGTGTAGCTGAGCTGGAAGATGTACCTCCGGAGGAAGAAGATCACAGGGTAGGTCAACCATATGACCCGCTCGAAGAGCTTCTAAGTCTGGACGTTACTAGGGGTATCGAGGAGAGTGTAGACCTGCGGCCAGTGTTTCAGAGCAAGTGGACGGTCAAGGCTCTGAGCAATGAGCGCAACGCTGAGCTTCTGGAGCGAGCTACTCGCTACAAGCGAAATCCACGCACCCAGGAGCAGATTCGTGAGCTCGATAACATTGAGTTTACCAGACTCATCGTCGCTTACTGTGTCACCAGCCCCAACCTACTAGATCCAAAGCTCTACGCCAAGTACGGGGTTGATCGCAAGCGACCAGACCAGCTGGTAGCCAAGATTTTGCTTCCAGGCCACGTTGACCGACTGGCTGGCGTGATCATGCGCATCTCTGGCTTCAGGGATGATCTGGTTACAGAAGCAAAAAACTTATCCAGCTCGGAGGCCTAGCTCGTTACTATGCACTGTTGTGGACGAAACACAACAAGACCCCTAGCTGGTTCAAAAAGCGTCCACTTGGTGAACAGATCTTCTTGCTTGCCGCAGATCTCTGGTCTATGGAAGAGGATTCTAAGCCGCGTAGCAGTGCAGGAACTTCAGCGGCCAATACATCACACGTCAACACCATGAGTCTCCAGCAGTTTGCCAAGTTGAAGTAGCATGCCGATACAGCAAGTTTCCGCCGTAATCAACGTAATGGTGCAGGGAGCTAATCAGCTCCAGGCGCTGACGAACATGTACAATACGACGGGAAACGCTGCTCAGCAAGCTCAAAACAAGATGAACGCCGCTGGTCAGGCTATGGGGAACTCTGCAAAGCAGGCGACCGCCTTTACGGGGAGTATTGCCAAGCTGACGCAGAGTATGGTTCTCTTTAGCGTGTTGTTGCCCGTGGTCAGGCTACCTCAGACTGCCATCAGGTCTTTCCAAGATATGGTGGAGGTTGGTACTGAGTGGGAACACCAGATCCGGAGCATCAACTCCTTGCTTGGCTTGCAGGGAGATCAGTTCAATCAACTAAACAACCAGATGAAGAGTCTGGCAAACACCTATGGTCTTACAACAGACGAAGTTGGCAATGCAGGCAAGCAGATTGCCAGCACTCTAGGTGTTGTCAAGCGCAATCAAGACGGTATGACTGCGGCGGCGAAAGCCACGGACGACTACAACACGTCGATGCAGTTGATGAACGATATTGCGAAGCTCTCTGTAGCAAGCTTCGAAGACATGAACACGGTTACCGAGTCTGCCTTTACTGTTCTGGCAACGGGTAACTTCACTGTAGATCAAGCGAATAAAGCTTTCGATGAGTTATTCAAAACAGTACAGGTTGGCCGAACAACCTTCAGTCAGTTCAACCAGGATGCAGGCAAGTTCATCCCACTGGCTGAGAACTGGATTCAAGCTACTGATGATGCTGACCAGCAACTGCAACGTCTGGTTGGCACGATGGACGTATTCTCTGCTGCGAGCCAGAAGCTAGGTAGTGCTCGTGCTGCTACAGGTGTTGGACGTGTATTCCAGGCTATGGCCGGTACGTCTCAACAGCAGCAGGCATTGATTACGCAGACAGAGACCTTCAGGCGACGTAGGGGTCTGGGCGAAGAGTATAACATCACTCCCCAGGCTTTGATGTCGATCAGCGATCCTGTTGAGCAGTTCCAGCGCCTGACAAACGTTCTTGGCCCCAACAGCCCATTGGTTGACCAGTATATCAACCAGTTGCGCAACCGAGGACGCTTGACAGATGAGGGTGCATCCAGGGCCGCAGCCGCTGATCAGCTACAGAAACGATACTTCGAGCAAGTACAGGCAGTGAGAGCATTCCAGGCGGCAACGCCTGCGAGCATTGCTCAGGCTTCACGAGATAGAGCAGCTTCTGGTGGCGAGCAAGCTGCCTATGATGAAGCGATGAAGGATCCGAAGAAGGCAGCTGATAGACTCAGCAGCGCAATGGTAACACTGAAGGCTACAGTGTTCGAGAGTCTACAGTCTGACTTTCTACAGGCAAACAACGGATTCGCTACTCTGTTTGCGAACATCAATAAAAACATCACGGACAACAAGATTACAGGCTTTTTCAACACGATGGGCAGCATCTTCAAGCAGATTGGGGATGCATTCAACACATGGTATAGCACCGGAGGCAAGGCAGATATTGCTCGGTGGGGCTATACGATGGGAAGTGATCTTAGTAAGGCTTTAGACGCCTTCTTGAAAGGAGCCGAGGCTGACAATGCATTTATAGACGCTGGCAAGACCTTTGCAGAGAAG